ATATTTGGGAAAATGTTTTATTATTTAATGAAAAAGGAATTAAAAATTTCTCAATCGGTCTTAACGACTCTAATAATTATTTTAATGTTTCTTTTGGTGAGTGGTCTGTTGTTACTGGCATACCCAATGCTGGTAAATCTGATGTTTTTGACCAAATTGCTGTTAATCTTTCGCTAAGTAACGGATTTAGAACTGCTTTCTTTGCTCCAGAGTCTTTTCCCTATGAGGGGCATATCAAGAGAATAGCCAACAAACTAAATAAGAAAAATTGTACTAATGAAGACCTTAACAATACAAAGGACTTTATTAGAGACCATTTCTATTTTATAAAGATTGACTTGGAGAATTTAACTTTAAAGTCAATCCTAGAAAAATTTAGAGAACTCGTATTTCAAAAAGGCGTAAATATTTTAGTTATAGACCCTTGGAATATGCTAGACCATTCAGCACAAAAAGACCATAGCTATATAGGCGCTATGCTTTCACAAATAACTCAGTTTGTACAGCAGACTAATACGCATTTATTTCTTATAGCGCACCCTAGAAAAATGGAAGTAAACGGCGAGGCTTATAAAGTGCCAACTCCTTATGATATTTCTGGCTCTAGTGATTTCTTTAACAAAGCCTATAACTGCTTAACTGTATATAGAAAGCTAGGCGAGTTAACAAAGTTTGGAACTGACGCCGTAGAGGTTCACGTTCAGAAAGTAAAACGTAAAGAGAACGGACAGCAAGGCTCTTTTATGATAGCTCCAGACTTTAAGAATGGCGGCTACTATTGTGCTATAGATAAAGAAAAACAAAGACTTACTAGTATAAATGATAAACTACCTTTTTAATTATGAAAATTTTAAACTTGTACGCTTGCCTTGGGGGTAATAGATATAAATGGGATGAGGTAACTAATATTGATGTTACAGCTGTAGAATATGACCCTGAAGCAGCTAAATTATATCAAGAACGATTTCCTAATGATAAAGTGATAGTAGCAGATGCACACCAATATTTGTTAGACCATTATAAGGAATTTGATTTTATATGGAGTTCTCCTCCTTGTCCAAGTCATAGTAAAATAAATGTAAGTCAAAAAACAAGAGATATTTGGAAGCCAAGATACCCTGATATGAAACTATATGAAGAAATAATATTTTTAGAACACTATTTTGAAGGAAAGTATGTGGTCGAAAATGTTGTACCATATTACAAGCCATTGATTTCTGCAAAGAAAAGAGATAGGCATTTATATTGGACTAATTTCAATTTGCCAAATAATTTAAGCGATAGAGGTCGTGGTAAGAATTTAAGTAATATGTTGATAAAAGATTTGTCAATATATCACGATTATGATTTTACTAAATATAATGGAGAACAATCAAGGTTGAAAATGGCAAGAAACCTCGTAGATTATGAGGCTGGTAAAACTATTTTAGAAACTGCATTAGGTATAATAAAAAAACAAAATACAAAACAAACTTCAATTTTTGATTTATGACTGAACAACACTACCAAGCCTTTAAATGGGCTACTGATAATAACATAAGAATTTACCCTAAAATAAAAGGCAAAAACTTTGTACTAATATTGGAGCGCAATGGTAAAACAGAAACCTCTGGTAAAGAATATTCCAAAAAAGAATACCAAGACGTTATCTGGGAATTTTACCTAACTTTGTACAATAAATCTAGAAATGAGTGAAATTCAAATTTATCCTCTAATGGGTTTTTGTGTAGGCGTAGAATACCTAGACTCCTTTGAAGATGAAACAATGAAATCAATAGACTTATATATTGGTATTTTAGGCATTTCTTTTAGATGGCAATAAATGGCATACGACACTAAAGAATTAGAAAAAAAAGCACTAGCTGCAATAGATAAGCATAGCCTAATGTTTATTGAGCATATCGTAGCGTTTTTACCTTGCTCTAAAAAAACTTTTTATGAGCATAAATTGCACGAAAGTAACGCTATTAAAAAAGCAGTTGAAGAAATGCGAGTTGGTAAAAAAACTAAAATGCTTTCCAACTGGATTAATTCAGAAACTCCTAGCTTACAGATTGCAGCTATGAAAATGATTAGTGAGGAACACGAGGCGCATAGACTCAATGGCACTAGGCAAGAAATCAAACACGAGGGCGGTATAAAGTCAACGCTTATTAAATGGAAACCAGCCAAACGAGAATAGTTGACCAAGACTGCAATAGGCAATTTTACGACCTTATAGACTCAGATGCTAGGTACTTTGTAAGTCAAGGCGGAACTCGCTCTGGTAAAACCTATGCTATTTGCCAGTATATAATTTATCTACTTACTACTAGAGAAGACCCTATAGTTATAGACGTTATTAGGAAAACCCTACCAGCTTTAAAAGCCTCAATAATGAGAGACTTTTTTAGCATTGCTGAAATAACTAACGTCTATTATGACGGCATACATAATAAAGCAGAAAACACTTTTCAGTATGGTAAGCATTTAGTTCGTTTTTTAAGTATTGACCAGCCTCAGAAAATCAGAGGGTCTAAGCGTGATATTGCAGTTTTAAATGAGGGTAATGAGCTAGATAAAGAAGACCTAGTACAAGTAGCCTTTAGGTGTAGCGAAAAGATTATAATAGACTTCAACCCTTCAGACCCTATACATTGGATTTATGAAGATATTATACCTAGAGAGGACTGCGAGACTATAATAACAACTTATAAGGATAACGCCTTTTTATCAGAGGACATAGTAAAAGAAATAGAGCGAATGAAGGAAAAAGACCCAGACTATTGGCGAGTCTATGGAGAGGGTCAAAGAGCGGTCTATTCAGCTAGGCAAATATTTAGCAACTGGCAATTTATACCTTATAAGGATTTTCCAGAGTTTGATTTAGAGAGCGAAGCGGTGATAGGTTTAGACTTTGGCTTTTCATCAGACCCAGCGGCGGCTTGTTTAGTTTTTAAAAAACAAAATAATTTATACGTTCACGAAATACTGTATAAGACTGGTATGACTAACCAAGACCTAGCTAATTTCTTTAAAGAAAATAAATACGATAATACGCTTACCTTTTATGATAGTGCTGAGCCAAAGAGTGGAGAGGAATTGCGTAGAATGGGTATCTTTGCAAAGGCGGCTATAAAAGGTCAAGGTTCTATTAACGCTGGTATTAGTTTATTAAAAGAGTTTGACGTTTATGTTTCTAAGGAGTCTAAGAATTTTGCTAAAGAATATGCTGGCTACTATTGGGAGCAACTCAAAGACGGAACTATCATAAATAAGCCTAAAGACCGCCTAAATCATTTGATGGATAGCCTTAGATATTGCACTTATTCGCAGTATTCTAAGCGTACCGATTTTTTTGTAATATAATTAGTATTTTTGTAAAAATAAATTTTAATGGCGTCTATATTTGAAAGGTTCAAGAATTTAGTAACCAAAAACAGTCAACAAACAAACTTAGCTTTTAATAGAGCTATTTATAATTTTCTAGGAGAGACTCTAATTACTTCAGAGGACAATGACGAAAGCTACATTAATAAAGGCTATAGATTTAACTCTACTGTTTATGCTATAGTTAACCTTATAACAAAAGCAGCGTCTACTGTTCCCTTTCAAGTTTATGAGGTACAAAACTCAAACGAACTTAAAAGATATAAAGCACTAACCTCTGGAGACTTTGGCAACCTTACAAATCCAAGAGCGCAAATATCTTTAAAAAATGCGCTAGTAGAATTACAAGACACCGAGTTACACGAATTATTAGACCGCCCTAATCCAGCTCAGTCTTATTCTAGTTTTCTTTCTGAAATCATAGCCTTTGGTAAACTTACTGGAAACCGTTATATCTATGGCATAGCTCCAGAGAATGGAGTAAACGCTGGTAAATATGGCGAGCTTTATGTATTACCTAGCCAAACTATAGAAATACACTCTGGCGGTCTTATGAAACCAGTAGACCATTATACAATGGAGTACAACGGTACTTATAGAATGATGGCTGAAGACGTATGCCATATTAAAGACTACAACCCTTTAGCAGACGGAACTGGTGCTAACCTATATGGTATGAGTCCTTTAAAAGCTGGGCTGAGGTCAATGGATGCTAATAACGAGGCGCTTACTACTGGAGTTAGATATTTACAAAACCAAACAGCTAGAGGGGTGCTTATGAGTGAAGAGGGCGACCTCAACGAAATGCAAGCCAGACAGCTTAAAGAGAAATTTAGAAAACAATACCAAGGCTCTAACAATGCTGGCGACGTTATTATAACTCCCAAGAAATTAAGCTGGGTAAACTTTGGACTTAATGCAGCTGACCTTTCGCTTATTGAACAATACAATACTACTATAAAAGACCTTTGTAATATTTATAACATACCAGCGGTACTTCTAAATAATGTAGAGTCGGCGACCTATAACAATATTAAAGAGGCTCGCAAAATGCTTTATACTAATGCTGTTATTCCAGAGCTTTATAAAATTAGAGACGAACTCAATAGATGGCTAGCTCCTAAGTTTGGTGACAAACTATTTATAGACTTTGATACTTCAGTAATTCCAGAGCTACAAGAAGAAAGCGAAAAGATAGTTGAGCAAATGGCTAAGAGCTGGTGGCTTACTCCTAATGAGAAACGTATGGCTATGAGCTACGGTAAAGATGAAGAAAATTCAGAAATGGATGACTATTACGTTCCAGCTAACTTACTTCCTATAGGTAACTCTGATATGCCAGATATGACTCCAGACCCTATTAAAGAAGACTCTACTGAAAAAAGATTAGTTTCTGGAATGAACGACGTTTTTACTACTATAGCTGAGGCTAGAGCTAGAGCTAATGAAATGGGCGGCGAAGGTTACCACGAGCATATTTTTGACGGCTTTACTGTTTATATGCCTTTTGAAACTCACGAGGAATATGAAGCGGCTAAAGATAACAAGCTAGACGAATATTATGGCGAAATAGATGCTGATGCTTTTAATTACGACTTTGAGTTAGACTCTAGCTACTATGATGCCGATTCGGAATACGACGACGACGAAAATACAGAGTCTGAAGACTTAGCTATAATAACCAAAGCGCCTCAGATTTCCGAGACTATGGAGCGAGCGCTAAGAAATAAAGTAGAAGACCATAACGAGAAATATGGAGACGACCCAGCTAAACGAGCTACTTATTCTATGCTAGCTAGGTCATTTGTTAGAGGTATTGGTGCTTATAGAACTAATCCTAGCTCAGTTAGACCTAGCGTTAATAATGAGCAGCAATGGGCTTTAGGTCGAGTCAATGGTTTATTATATGCGCTTAGAACTGGTAAATTTAGACGTAGAGCTTATGATACAGACCTACTTCCAGAGGCGCATAACCTCAGCTCTAAAAAGACTAAAGCAGAAACTTTTGACGACTATCCACAAGGCGCTACCAATAATGCTAAACGTATGTTAGAATGGCGTGAGAAATATGGGAGAGACGTTGTAACTGCTGGAACTCCAGTCGGCTGGCGCAGAGCATCGGATTTGGCTGCAAGGCGTCCGCTCAGCCTATCTACTGTAAAGCGCATTAACAGCTTTTTAGCTAGGCATAAAGAAAACGCTAAAATAGACCCTAAGTTTAAAGATGAGCCTTGGAGAGATAAAGGCTATGTAGCTTACAATCTATGGGGCGGTGCTGCTATGGTAGCTTGGGCTAAACGTATTTCAGAAAATGCTTAACCAATGGCTGATGTCAAAGATGACAAATATATTAGAGCCTATGATAAGCAGCTTAGAATAGGGGAGAGAAAAGAAATAGGCTCTGTAAGGTCTTATTACCAGCAACAATATACTAAAGGAGTAGACCAGTTTATTAGGACTGGTAAAACTTCTGGTTTCAATGATTTATTTCTAGCGAGTGATTTAAATAGTATATACAATTCCATATATACCAATATAGGTTTAAGGTTCGCCAACTGGTATGCAAACAATATAGACAAATACATTACAAAACAATTAGAAACAAATAAATACAAAGACACTTGGGAAACTGCATTTGCAAAAGAGGGGAACAGAGTTGCCGCAACAAGAGTTGTAACTGTAAGCGGAACTGCAAAAAAGGAGCTGGAGAAAACGCTAAAGAAACTAATGACCGATGTAGATTTTCAGTCTGTAGGTGCAGACGAAAAAGCGAGAATACTGCGCAGAAGGTTTAATAAACTAGGTAAATACCAAGCTGAAAGGATAGTAAGGACTGAGGCTACTAACGCTGCTAACTTAGGAGTAATGCAGTCAGCTACTGACGTCTATGGAAAAAACGGCTTGCAGAAAAAATGGATTACTTCTATTGATGGGCGAGAACGTTCAGCTCACGCAGCCGCTAATGGTCAAGTAGTAGACTTTAATGATAAATTTAAAGTAGGCGGAGAAATGCTAGACCGAGCTGGAGACCCAGCTGGCTCAGCTGCTAATGTAGTAAATTGTCGCTGCGCTATTGCGCCATTTCCTAAAGCAGAGGCTCAGACTATAACGCCTTTGACTGGTTTTGATTATGGAATGAGCGCTGGAAGGGCTATAGGCTTAGATTCAGCTAATGCAGTTGATGATATACTAAAACCTAAACCTCAGCCAGTACGAGAGGTTGTAGAAGAAACAAAACCAAAAGCAGTTATTCCAGATGAATTACAAGACAAAATAAATAAAGGCTGGGATGTTGGAGACTTGAGCTATTTAGATAATTTGGCTGATGAAAACATTTCTTTTAATTTTGTTACTGGTAAAAAAGTTTCTAATTATAATAGAAATACAAACAGCGTTAATATAGTTTTAGGTAGGCGTTTTACAAAAAAAGGAAAAAACCTAAAGCACGTTTTAAGCCACGAATACGGACACGCTTTACATTATAGAAAAGGTTGGATTACTGGTAATGAGGGGAGAGGTTTTTTTGGAGCTAATATAGATGACTTTGATAAAGATATTGCTGACTTTTTTAAAGCAACAAATAAAAAAATTAGAGATTTAGAAAAAAATAATCCAAGATATATTGATGTTTTAACAAAACCAGAGGGCGGTAAAAATTATACTCAGAGATATAATAATTGGTATTATGAAAATTATGAAGGTACTATAGAAAAAGCTGTAAAAAAATATGGATATACAAAAGAACTAGCTGAAGCTGAATTAGGTGCAATGGCTGATTTTTTTGGAGCTATAACAAAGAACAGAATAGGTTATGGTCATTCAACCTCGTATTATACAGATAAAGGTATTGCTGGACAATTAGCCGAGATGTTTGCAAATGCACACGAAATTAGATTTGCTGATAACAAAATAATGAAGGAAATGTTTCCAGAATTATATAACGACATTATAGATTTTATCAATAAAATGATTAATAGATTATAATATGTTACAAAAATTAATTTTAGAATATATTGAACAGTACCCTAATGAAGAAAATCCATTTACATATTTACCACAATTAGGAGAGGACTTTTTGATTGAAGTTTTAAAAAATAGAAATAGGAGAAAAATCAATTTTGATTTTATTGATGGCGTAGATGATGACTTTAATTTAATTTATTTATAATTAATATCTTTGCACTATGAACACAATTTTATATAAACAAGCGCCTATGGGCGAACTCCTAGACGCTGACGAAAAAGCTGGAGTTGTCAAAGGTTACGCTAGTGTTTTTGATAACAAAGACTCCGATAATGATATTATAAGAAAAGGCTCTTATAGAAAAACCATTGCAGAAAATGGTCAAAGAGTCAAATACTTATACCAGCACGATATGGATAAGCCTCTGGGTAAAATGTCAATGCTAGAAGAAGACGACAAAGGTTTAGTATTCGAGGCTAAAATAGCTAAGACTACTTTAGGTAACGACGTTATCGAACTCATTAAAGCTGGAGTTATTACAGAAAATTCAGTAGGTATATTACCTATTCAAAAAGAAATGGTCGACGGTGTTAGAAATATAACAGAGGTTAAACTTTATGAAGTTTCCGCTGTTACTCTAGCAGCAAACGACCAAGCGCTTATTATGGATGTAAAAGGGAATTATGACCCAGACAAAGTACTAAAGCGCTACGATAATATGGCAAAACTTATTCGTAAAGGAAATATTTCCGACGACTTAGGTTATGCTATAGAAGCGGAAATACTCAAGTTAAAGTCGCTATTTGCTAAATTATCTACTCAGCCAACAGATATTGAAGTTACTGAGCCAGTTGTAGTAAAGAATGAAGTTGGCGAGATGTATAAATATTTGTTTAATAAATTAAAATAATTTGAAATGACTGAAGAAGTTAAAAACCAGTTAGACCAAATTGGAAACATTGTAGACGAAAAGATTGAAAAAGCGTTTCACGCTGCAAAAGACAACGCCAAAGGCGAAGTTGAAGAGTCTTTAAAGTCTGAGATTTCTAACTTGACTAACGAGTATAATGAAAAATTCGAAGCAGCTACTAAAAGAATGGATGCTATCGAAATTGAGTCTAAAAAGACTTTATCTAATGCAACTCCTAAGAGCTTTAAAGCATCTTTAGAGGCTGCTATTAAAGAAGGCGCTATTGAAGCTATGGTTAAAGGTAATACTAATGCCGCACGCTTTGAAGTTAAGTCTTCTGATATGACAATGGCTAACACTTTTACTGGCGTTGTAGCTGGTGAAACTGTAGTGCCAGACGTTAAATTTGACCCTAGTAGAGCGGTGCATATTCGCTCATTGATTCCTAACGGTTCAACTGATTCTCAAACTATCCGTTTTCCTAAAGAAAGCGCTTATACTGATAATGCTGCTGCAACTGCTCAAGGTTCTACTCTAGGACAATCAGATTTTGATATTACGGCTACTTCTGTAAACGTAGAAAAAATTGGTACGTTTATGAGAATTACTGAAGAAATGCTAGCAGATACTCCACAGCTTTCAAGCTACTTATCAGCTAGAGTACCTTCTAAAGTATTATCTAAAGAAGATGCTGAGATTCTTAACGGTGATGGTTCAAGCCCTAACTTAGATGGTTTATTTACTGATGGTGCTGCTTTTGTAACGGCGTCTTCAGCTAATTTTTACCAGTCTATCGAGTCAGCTAATGAGTACGACGTACTTATTGCAGCTTTAGACCAGTTAGCAGCTAGCAACTATTCAGCTGATACTATCCTTTTAAACCCAGTTGATTTCCATAAAATTGTTTTATTGAAGTCTACTGCTAACGAATACTTGAAAAATCAAGTTATTCAAGGGGTTCAGCCAGCAATTATGGGAGTGCCAATTACTTTGAATACAGCTGTAACTGCTGGTAAATTCTTAGTAGGTAATCTAGCTCAAGCTACTCAGCTTTGGATTAGAGACGGTTTAGGAGTCGAGTTTTCAAGAGAAGACTCTACTAACTTCCGTGATGGGTTCGTAACTGTTAGAGCGCAAGAAAGAGTTGCTTTAACTAATTATCAGCCTAATGCGATTGTACAAGGCACGTTTAGCACAGCTAAAACTGCACTTGAGACTCCCTAATAATTAATTTATAAGGAAGTGATTTTAAAGAGGGTGGCTTTTATAGGCTACCCTTTTTTATTCTCTAAAAACAAAAAAAATTAAAAAAAAGTTTTAAAAAAGTTTGGTAATTAAAAAAATAGTTTTAAATTTACAAAGTAAAACAATAACAACTAAAACTTAATAAAATGAGAAAATACTTAAACACACTACTAGAAGAAAAAGGAATATCACAAGAGAGAGTCTTAGAAGTAACTGGTTCAGAATGGGGTACTAACTTTATGCCTATATCAGTTGTAGTTGATTTTTTATCTAATTTAGATACTAACACACAAAAGAAAGTAAAAGATACTTTTGTTAAAATAGACTTTCATAATGGAGATATAGTAGATTTCTTAAAATACATTGCAAAAGGTATAGCAATATAAAATAAAAACAACCAAAACGGAGGGCGGCAACGCCCTCTTATTGTTTAATTAAATTTTAATTATGAGAAAATATGTTATTATCGAAATCAAATCAGAGAAAAAAAGCCTTAGAAACTTATTCCAGTTTATCTGGTGGCTTAGCAAAGAGGCTATAATATTTATAGGCTGTTTGATTTTAGCTATTCTAATGTTTACTAGCTAATTATGGAAAGGTGGGTAAATATAACGCTTATGCTATTTTTTGTAGCGTGGGCTTTTAGAATGGCTTATAGATTTAATGCGCAATACGACGCAATATTTATGTTATTAATATCATTAGCAATTTATCAATATGGGAGAAAAAAAGGACACTTTTAAAAAAAGTATGCAACAAATAGACAAAAGCATAGAAAAAATAATATCTTTAAATAATTATCTAAAAGCTATAGATAAAAAGAAAAAGTAGTTTGTTTTGTTTTTTTTTGTTAATAATTCCCTTGGCGAAAGCTGAGGGTTTTTTTTAACTTAGAACAAACCAACCAAATTGGATAATAATTTAGTAGGCTGCTTAGCAGAGTATTCATTTGCTACTGAGTGCTTAAAACGAGGTTATAATATTAGCTTTCCTTTATTGGACTCAAGCGTTTATGATTGCGTTGTAGATACTGGAGAGCGCCTTTTAAAAGTACAAGTAAAATCTACTGGTAAAAAACCAGAGGGCAATAGTAAGTCTATTCATTGTAGAATTTCAAACGCCAAGGCTGATTACACTCTAGACAAGGTTGATTATTTTGCAGTCTGGGTCGAGTTCTATAATGGTTTTTTTATATTTAAAAATAAGGGTGATATGAAAACAATAAGACTTTCTACCTATGGAAAGTATAAAGATTATTTTAATAACTTTGCATTTAGATAATTTGGTTTATCTATAATAGTTTTGGTTGTAAGCGCTGTAATTATGTTATGGCGCTTTTTTTTATCTTTGTATAAATATTTATATTATGAAAATCAAAATTTTAAAAGACGTTATTTCTGGTCAAGACGGCTGGAGACGTGAAGGAGAAATTCACGACTTAGACCCAAAATTAGCAAACCATTATATCAAAAGAGGTATTGGGGTTGCAGCTGAAGAAGTAAAAGAAGAAAAAGCTGTGGTCGAAACTAAAGAAGAAAAAGCTCCTAAAAAAAGAGCGTCAAAAAAAGCTAAATAATGGCGTACTATAGAAATCTATATTTTAGTGAAGTTCCAAATGATTTTCACAGTCAAATTAAAATCAACTCTACAACTGGAAGCGAGATTGTAACTACCAGCGAGGCTAAAGACTTTATGAGAGTCGATACCTCAGCTGATGATACAATAATAGGCGAAATGATTACAGAGGCTAGAATTTGGTGCGAGAATTATATTGGTAAGGATATAGTAGCTAAAACTAGAACTTATTATACGCCATTCCAAACTGAGCGCTTTAATTTGCCATTTGCTCCAGTTAGTTCTATTACTTCAGTTACAGTAGATGGCACAGCCGCTGATTATGAAGTAAAGGGCTTAGATAACGAGATTATAGAGCTTAACGAACTTCCAGCTAAAGAAATAAAAGTTTCTTATGCTACAGCTGGTTTAGATGACAGTTTATTAAAACAAGCTATACTAAGATTAGTCTCTACTTTTTACGATAATAGAGCTGAGTTTGTTATAGGTCAGCGTCAAGTTAATATTATACCAATAAGCGTTAAAAATATTTTGTCATCTTATAAAACTATGTTTATTTAATGGATGCTGGTAAATTAGATACTAGAGTTGAGGTTAAAAGACTTACTAAAACCTCAGACGGTTTTGGTGGTACAACCTCAACTAGCGCTGTTAGTACAACTATTTGGGCAAATAAAAAAGATACTAAAGGCGAAATAGTCCAAGAGAATGGTAAGCGCCAGCAGTATTTAGAAATTGAACTACTAGTTAGAAAAAAAACAGCTGATAATATTTTAAAGACTGATTTATTAAAAATTGCTAACGTCTCTGGAGACTATAGAATTAGCGAAATATTTGACTCAGTTCATAAATATTATACAACCATAAAAGCAGTTAAAATTGGTTGATGTAAAACTAAATAAGAGCGACCTTAAAAAGCTAACTAGAAAACTAGATAAGCTCAAGAAATTATCTACTCAAGAGCTATCTAATGAGATAGGGCAAACTGTTTTTGCTAGCTCTGATAGAATGAAGTCTAGCGTAATAGTAGATAAGGGAGGTCTAAAGCAAAGCATAGTAGCTGGAGCTGCAAACAATAAAGGGTATGTAAAAGCAAAAGCTAATTATGCGCCCTATATAGAGTTTGGAACTGGTCGGCTAGTAGATTTAGAGGACTTAACGGACTTAGGTCTACCAGCCTCTTATGCTATGCAGTTTAAAGGCAAAGGAATAAAAGAAGTCAATCTACCAGCTAGACCGTTCTTTTTCAGCTCGGTAAGGATTGAACTAGCCAAGTTATTAAAGAGGCTAGATAGCACAATTAAAAAAATTAGTAAATGACAGAGGCACTACATTATATAAGAAAGGCAATTATAGACCGCCTAACGGATGCAATTACTATAAATGGCTCTTATGTACCAGTTTATAATAGAGTGCCTTCTAGCGTCTCTGAGCCTTATATAAAAGTAAGTTCTATTAGCAATAACGAAATAGACCAAAATGCTACAAGTTTCAATACTGAATGTATAACTCGTATTGAAGTAGTAACGGCTTTTACTTCAGACGACGGCGGCGAACTACAAAGCAACCAGATAGTCTCAGAGGTTTTAAGACTAATTAGAACTCGAAGCTCTGGATACTATGACCTTAGCGGTGATAACTTTAACGTTTACACTTGTACAAATGAAAACACGACTTACTTTGAAGACGACTTGCAAGACAAGACTTACTTCAGAGCTATAATTGAAATTTCTAACAGATTAGAAAAAATATAAAATGGGAGAGAATATAAGACTTTGGTTAGTGAATATGGGCGCTGTAGGCTTTAGTCTAATAAATTTAAATATGATTTTAAGTACTTTGGTATTATTGGCGTCTTTAATATGGACTATTATTCAAATTAGCGAAAAACTTAAAAAGTAGAAATTATGCAATTACCTAAAAACGGCGTAGCAAAAGAAATAAGGCATTATGTAGGCTCTTTATTTATTTTTTTATTTGTAATAGGTATCATTATAGCGCTTATACAGTTTCCAGTATTAGATACTAATAAAGAGGTCGTAATGATGTTAATAGGTACTATAAGCGCCTCTATTGGTATTGTGGTTTCTACAATTACTGGAAGTAAACCAGATGACGTACAAGCCCTAAAACAAAACTTAGAAAAAAAAGAAAATCAAATAGAATTACTTGTAAAAGCTAAAGACCAGCTAGAGGCTATGGTAATAGACTTACAAAAACAAATGCTAGAAAATCAAGACGCCATAATGGACAAAATAATATTAAAGGCGGCTATTGATTTTGATTCTAAAAATAACCCTTCAAAAAAATAATAATGAAAAAATACTGGGATTTTATAGTAGACAAAGTAAAAAATTATGTAGTAACTAACTGGCAAAAAGAAGGCTACTTTGATAAAGGTAAAATTATCTTTATAGGTTTAGTTGCTTTTTTTCTACTTTGGAAAATGATTTATAGCGTAATACAATGGTTCTAAAATATTTTACTTTAGATGAATTTGACTGCCCTTCAGAAAAAGGGTCTGGGTCTAATATGGACAAAGACTTTTTACAAAAACTGGACAAGGCAAGAGATTTGGCTGGCGTCAGCTTTAAAATTAACTCTGGCTTTCGCCATAAAGCTCATAATGACTCACTACCAAACTCAAAACCAAACTCAGCTCACATTGAGGGCAAAGCAGCCGATATACATTGTACGAACTCAAGAGAGCGATTTATTATCACAAAGGCACTTCTTGACGCTGGAATTAACAGAGTCGGCATTGGGCGTACCTTTATACATTGCGACACCTCAGAAACTAAAGACCCAGACGTTATCTGGTTATATAGTTAGTGGTACAACTGGAAACACTTTAAAATATGATTAAGTTTTTACTAGGTTTATTAAAGAGCGGCAACGGTGAAAAATCAACTGTAGGAAGTTTGGCTTGGGAAATTAGAGAGGCTATAAAAGGCAAAGAGCTAGACCCTACTGAACTTATTGAGCTGCAAACTAAAATAAATGAAGTAGAGGCTAACCATAGAAGTATTTTTGTTGCTGGCTGGAGACCTTTTATTGGGTGGGTTTGTGGCGTTGCTTTTGCGTTTCATTATATAGTAATGCCTTTGCTTTTGGCTTATACTGATATTAAACCTATAGAGTTTGATACAAACAGCCTTTTTACCGTTCTAATGGGTATGCTAGGGCTAGGTGGTTTAAGGACTTATGAGAAACTAAAAGACAAATCTAAGTAATGGGTAAAGCATTAAACCGTAGAGGTAAATATAGCCATTGCACTAGAGCGCAAAAAAACGGAAGGAATAAACCAGCTAAAAAGAAATAGTTATGGCTACTAAAGATTTATATTCTACTAACAACTTTCAAAGAATGTCCTTTGGCGATTTTGGAATGCGTACACTTATTAAGGGAGACGTAAACCTTACAACTGTTAGCGGTGAGTATTTCTGTATGATTGAATGTATAACCTCAGCAACTTTTAGCGGTACTAATGATACTCCAGCTGGAGACACTACGCTAACTGATTATGACCTACTAGATGGGCAAATTATCTACGGCAACTTTACTGATATAACGCTAACTAAAGGGCATATAATTTGCTATTTGCGCCACGTTCCACAATGATAGGCGCTGGAAGTACATTAAGACCAAAGGCTGGTCGCTATAGAAAAAAAATCTTAAAAAGAAATGATAAGTTTTGGCAAACCAGAGACAAAAACTGGAACGCCGACGACAATAACTGGAACGAAATTTAATTTGTATTTTTGTATAAAATTTAGGTATGGGTACTAGTTTAAGTGGAACTAAAATAAAAGATACTTATGATGGTCTAATAAAGACGTCAAATAATTCAGCTGTAGGCTCTTCTAATGTAGAACTTACAGACGGTTTAGGGAATGATATTAATATTTCCATAAACAATACTGGGGACTTAACAGCTGACGGTGATATAACAGCGGCTAGTATTATAAAGTCTGGCGGTACTTCAACTCAAATACTTTTAGCTAACGGTACTATAGTAACTTTAACTGCAGAGTCTTCTGGCATAAGTTCCAATGACTCAGATTCTAACGTGCCTACAAATGCAGCGGTTAAAGATTATGTAGATACTGAAATTTCAGACCTTATAGATGGCTCGCCAACTGCTTTAGACACTCTTAACGAGTTAGCAGCCGCACTAGGAGACGACGCTAACTTTAGTACTACTATAACAACTGCTCTAGGTAATAGGCTTAGAATTGACGTTAGTAATCAAGGTTTGACTACAACAGAAAAAACAAACGCTTTAACTAATTTAGGTATAAGCTCTAGCCCTACTGAATTGAATATTTTAGATGGCGCTACATTATCAACTGCTGAACTTAATTTTGTAGATGGCGTTACTTCAGCTATTCAAACTCAATTAGATAGCAAACAAGACGAATTAACAGCTGGAACTGGTATTAGTATTTCTGGCACAACTATAGCTACTGATTTAACAAATTTAGTAGATACTGGAGCTATACAAAACGACGCTGTAACCGCTATTAAATTAAGTCAGTTTGACGACAACCTTACAGCGGCTACTGGAGGTGATATACTAGTTTCTAATGGTACTGATTTTGATAATGTAACTGTAACTGGAGACGTTAGTATTAGTAGCTCTGGAGTTACTACGATAGCAACTGGAGCAGTAGAAACTGGAATGTTAGCAGCTGACGCCGTTACTGGTGCAAAGATAGCAGACGACGCCGTAGACTCAGAACACATAGCAGCTGGGGCTATTGATACAGAGCATTTTTCAGTAGGCTCTGTAGATAATTCTACTTTAGGTGCTGATTCTGTAACTGGTGCAAAGATAGCAGACGACGCTATAGATAGCGAGCATTATGCCGCTGGTAGTATTGATGAAGAACATTTAAACGTAACTAATACGCCAACTGACGGCTATGTTTTAACTTATGACTCTACTAGCGCTGGGTTTACTTGGGAAGAAAAATTTGACGGTGATATTACTGGAATAGTAGCTGGAGCTGGTTTAACTGGAGACGCTACTTCTGGAGACGCCTCTTTAGCAGTAGGTGCTGGAACTGGTATAACAGTTAACGCTAATGATGTACAAATTTCTGACGGCGGAGTAGGTACTACTCAACTAGCAGCGGATGCGGTCGATGGCACTAAAATAGCTGATGACTCTATAGACTCTGAGCATTATGTAGCTGGTAGTATTGACAACGAGCATTTAGCGGCAAACTCTGTAGACTCAGATAATTATGTAGACGGTAGTATTGATACCGCTCATATAGGAGACGACCAAGTAACAGCCGCTAAAATAGAAGACAATATACAGCTAGACGGAACTGAGTCTTTAGGAGTGCCAGCTGGTACGACAGCACAAAGACCTAGCACACCAGCCGCTGGTATGTTTAGGTATAATACGACAGACGGAAAGTTTGAAGGTTATACTACTGAATGGGGAGAAATTGGCGGCGGCGGCGGCTCGGCTACTTTAGCAGTAGACCAGCAAACATTTAACGGCGACGGTTCAACGGTTGCTTTTACGCTAAGTACTAGTTGCGATTCAGAAAATAATTTACAAGTTTATATAGATGGGGTTTACCAGTCTAAAAGTAATTTTTCTGTAAGTGGCACTACTTTAACTTTTTCAACTGCTCCAGCAACTGGAACAAACAATATAGAAGTTATACATATAACAAGTATGGCTGGCTCTGTAGAGGTCGATACTTTTACTGGAGACGGCTCAGATACTACTTTTGACCTATCAACTAATATAAGTGCTGAAAATAACACTCAAGTATTTTTAGACGGTGTTTATCAGTCAAAAGGTAATTATAGTATTTCTGGCACTACAATAACTTTTAGCACAGCTCCAGCTAATGGAGTGGCTATAGAAGTAGTACACTTTTTGCCCTCTGGTGATTTTACTATTGGCGCAGTAGATAGCGGAGACGACGCTATAATAAGACTATCTGGAACTAACGGCTTTACAGACGACGTAAAGCTAGTGGCTGGTAGTAATATAACTATAACGCCTAGCGGAGATAATATTACAATAGCGTCAAACGTTAGTACTAGTTATTCAGTTTCTGTAATTTCTAGTAATACAACAGCCGTAGCGAATACTTTATATGTATTAACAGCTACGCTTACTTTAACTTTACCAGCCTCACCGAGCGCTGGTGATAGTATAAAAGTTTCAAATAGGTCTGGAGTAGCAACTGCAACTATTGCTAGAAATAGTGAAAATATAATGGGAGCTGCTGAAGATTTAACTTTAGATAAATTAAACGCTGGTTTTGAGCTAATCTACTCTGGCTCAGCTCAAGGTTGGATATTAATAGGAGTAGAAGGTACAAGCGCATAAAATAAAATAATATGGCAAATTTTTCAAGTTTTTTTCCTAGTGCTGGCGGCGGTGGCTCAACTGCAGCAACAACTAAAGAAATAAATGGGGTAACGTATGAAAATGTTTACACTACTCCAGATGCTGCTTTTTATCACGCTAGCTTTATTAATTCTGGTGATATTTTTTTAGATGAAAACACAAATTTACAAAGCTATCAAATTAGTACAATGAATGATAGTAATTTATATACTTTAGATATGTCGGCACAAACTCTAGGGTCATATCATACAGTAGCAAATATCACAAGTGCAACAAATGGAGGTTTTTTTTATTGGGCAGTAAGTGCAGCTCCAGTAACGAGTTTAATTAGTGGTTATAAAATAAAAATTACTATTGATGGTACTGCTTATGAATATATTGGAGACGGCAATGATACGACCAGCAGAAGTTATAATAGATTCATATTAGGAGCATTTTTACCTTTAGCTAAAAATGGCACAAATTATAGAAATGCTTTAATTAGCGGGGGTATGACAACTAAAATTAACAATACTAACAAAACTTTAGATAGAACTTATATTGCTATGGCTGAAGGGGTTTATTTGCCAGATTCTTACGTTATAAAAGAGTATGGTATGAAAAAAATATATTTTGAAACTAGCTGTAAAGTTGAAATGCAAATGTCAACCTATAACGCTAATAGTTCGCAAGGGCTAGCTGGAGCATTAATAGAAACTCTATAATTATGAAAACGATATTAAGTCAAACAAATTTAACTGAGTCTTCAAGAAATGATAACCCTATAAATGGGGATATTTTAAGATATGAATATACAGACGGAACTATAATTGAAAAACAATTACATATTCCAACTGAAGAAGAATTACAAAATAATGCTGCAAACGACGCTAGAGCTTGGCGTAATAATGAATTGCAAGCTACTGATTTTATTGTACCTCTTAGCGACTATCCAAATAGAGACGCTTGGCTAACATACAGACAAGAATTAAGAGACTGGACAACAACATCTGATTTTCCAGAGACAAAACCAACTAAACCATAATTTCGTAAATTTGTAAAAAATAAGATATGGCAATAACTAAAGTAAGCTCAGACGTAATTAAAGATGGCGCTATAGATACTACTCAGCTAGCCGCTGACGCTGTAACTGGAGCTAAAATAGCTGATGATGCTATAGACAGCGAACATTATACAGACGGCTCTATAGATACGGCTCACATAGCAGACAATAACATAACGCACGATAAACTAGAAAATAGATATACAGCTAGCGGAAGTATCACAACTTATACTGGAGCGGTTTCTGTAGACTGGTCAAGTGCTACTAATTTTGTTATGGGTTCAAGTTTGACTGGTGCTATTGAGTTTGATTTTACAAATTTTAAAACTGGTCAAGTTTTAACTATTCATAACCTAACTGGGTCTCAAACTATAACGCTAGACTCAGATGCAGCTACTAGCGAAACTTTTAATAAGGTGGGTGGCGTTGACTATAACGGTACTGCTACTAATGTTTTAATGGTCGAATGTATAGACGACGACGCTACTGCTGTATTTAATTATTCAATATTAACTTATACTTCAGATACTACTCCTTAATATGAAAGCAATAGATTTAAACGGTACTATAAAAACATTTACTAGCGTTCCTAAGTCTTGGAAAGGTAAAATAGGCTTGCAATATGCTAGCGACTCTGAGCTAGAGGCTTTAGGTTTTTATAATGTAAATCAGCCAGAGCTAACTGCTAGTCAAGAATATGGAGCTATTGAGTGGGACTCTGAAAATTCACAATTTACTTATCCAGTATTAAATAAGAGTTATAGCGAAACATTAGCTGAATTAAAAGAGCAAAAAATAAACACTTTAAAAGCTATATATAAAACTAAGCTGGCTGAAACAGACTGGTATATAATTAGAAGTCAAGAAGGTACTTCAGCGCCTCAAGAGGTTTTAGATTCTAGGTCAGCATTAAGAACAGAGTGCGCTACTAAAGAGACTGAAATTAACGCTCTCAATACTAAAAGCGCTGTTGTAGACTATCAAATTTAAGCTAAATGAAAAAGAGCTTAATATATACCCCTACCGATTCTTCAACGCCTACAGACCCTTTTGGAGATGGCTCTGGGAGGTCTTATTTTTTATTTGATAGTGATTCAAATTCATACGACGGAAACAAATCTATAAGCAGTGGCACAGCAACAAGGTCAACTTCTGTAAAAAAACACGGTACAGCATCACTAGATTTAACTTCTAATGTTTGGTATAGTGGGAATAATATTCCAAGTGATTTTCGTATTACTTATAGTAATGCAATAACTGTAACGTTTTGGGTTTATATAAACTCACAACAAAATGGCTCGCCAATTAATTATAATTATGATGGTAACTCTAGGCATAGCTTTAATATTACCTCAAGTGGTGTTACTCAGTTAACTAATTATAATGGTAGTTCATATAATACAGTACACGGAGCAACGTTATCAACTGGGTCTTGGCATTTTATAGCTAATAGAATACAAGGGAATGGATTTAATAATCATTCTACAATGACGCTAGACGTTGATAGTACAAAATATACTACAACTTCTTCAAGCGGAAGTATTGGCGCTTGGATTACAAGAGGTATTGGGAGAGATGCTAATGCTGGTTACTTTAATGGTTATATGGATACTTTAAGAGGATTTAATAGAATACTTACAGATGCTGAAGTAGCTTATATAAGAAATAACGACCCAATTACATAAGAAATAAAATAACTATATTTGTATAAAATTTAATATTTAAAAAATGGCTTCAAGCGTATTTAACGGAACTAACTTAGTTTTAAAATTAATTGCAGACGGTGGGACTCTAGAGGCTCTAGGACACTCAACAAGCTGCTCAATGACAATTTCTCAAGACTTACCAGAGGCGACTACAAAAGACAGCTCTGGTTATCAAGAAGTTATTAGCGGACTTAGAAGTGCTGAGATTTCTTTCGACGGTCTTATTGACTATACAGACACTAGCAGCAGTTTAAAAAATGTAGACGGCATTGCGTCTTTAATTACTGGTCGTAATAAAATTGACTGGAGTTTTGGGACTGCGGAAACTGGCGATACAGTTTTTACTGGTGAAGGATTTATAGCGTCTTTAGAGCAATCAGCTGAGATGGAAAGCCCAGCTACTTACTCTGGAACTATAACTGTAACTGGTGCAATTACTCAAAGCACTAACTAAGAGTTTAAACTAAAATTATGGCAAACAAAAAAAGAGGGTATTATACCCTAGAACTAGGTGGGCAAAAGAGAAATCTCCATTTCTCTATGAACTTCTGGGCTAATTTTACTGATATATTAAATACACCTCTGGATAAAATAGGTAATATTTTTGAAGGAGGTTTATCTATTACTGGTATTAGAGCGCTGGTTTACTCTGGTCTTTTAGCTTATGACCAAGAAGAGGGTAACGAAATAGACTACAATGAGTTTAAAGTAGGTAGCTGGCTAGAGGATTTAAAACCAGAGCAGCTTGAAGAAATGGTTAATACTATGCTTGAGTCTAGGATATTAGGTAACGACCTTAACCTAGGCATTGAACGAAAGCCTCAAGCCGAGGGAAAGCCTCAGCCGACTCCTTAACTTGGAATGACTTACTCGACTACTTTATAGGTCAAGTCGGCATAAACCCAAATGAATTTTGGAAAAATACTTGGGTCGAAAATCAACTTCTAGGCGAGTCTTATAATATCAAACAAAATTTAGAATGGGAGCGCCTTAGATATTTGGCGACTCTTATTCATAATGTTAACTGCTCCAAAAAAAGCCAGACCATAAAGCCTACTGACCTTTTTGAATTACCTCAAGACAAATACCTAAAAAAGAAAAAGTTCGAGCCTAAGTCTACGCCAGAGCAGCTCAATAAATTCCTTGAGCAGATGGATAACGTCAAGGAAACAACTGAGTTTAAAATTTAGTAAATTTGCACTATGGCAAATATATTAGAAGTAATTTTAAAAGGCGATGCTAAACATTTAAATAGCTCCCTTAGTAGTGCAAGTGCAAAACTTAAAAATTTTGGCGATAAAACAACTGCTATAGGCAGAAATCTTTCTACTAAGCTAACCTTACCTTTAGCTTTAGCTGGAGGCGCAGCTGTAAAAATGTCATTAGATTTTGAAAAGTCAATGACTAAAATAACAACCTTAGTAGGCGTTGCGGCTGAAGAAGTTGATAAAATGTCTGAAGGTGTAAAAGCATTAGCTTCAGAGGCTGGTATAAGCGCTGGTGAGGCTGCTGACGCACTCTTTTTTATTACTTCAGCTGGTCTTAGAGGTGCTGAGGCTATGGCTGTATTAGAACAATCTTTAAAAGCATCAGCTGTAGGTCTTGGAGAAACAAAAACTATAGCGGATTTGTCAACTTCAGCTATTAACGCTTTTGGCTCAGCAAATATAACAGCAGCTCAAGCGACTGACGTTTTAGTTGCATCAGTTAGAGAAGGTAAATTAGAGGCTGACGAATTAGCTGGGGCTATGGGTCGAGTTTTACCTATTGCCTCTAATATGGGTATTAGCTTTAATGAAGTAGGTGCTGCTTTTGCTGCAATGAGTAGAACTGGTACAAATGCTACTGAGGCTGCAACTCAATTAAGAGGTATTTTATCTAGCATATTAAAGCCTACTAGTCAAGCTAAAGAAATGCTAAAAGACTTAGGTTTATCAGCTGAGGGTCTTAGAGGTTCACTAAGAGAGGATGGTTTACTTGCAACTTTAGAAATATTAAAGCAAAGGTTTGAAGGAAACGATGAGGCTGCTCAATTAGTTTTTGGTAATGTTAGAGCGCTTACTGGTATTATGGACTTACTAGGAGCGTCAGTAGATACTACTAGGCAAATATTTGAAAATATGAACGACGTTACTGGCACTACTGCTAGGTCGTTTGAAGATTTACAGCAAAGCGGAGCTTTTAAATTAGAGAAAGCTATAGCTGAATTAAAAAATACTTTTACTGATTTAGGCGGTATAATTGCAGAAACTATTGTGCCAGTAGTTATACAAATTGCAACTAAATTAACAAGCGTTATTAAAAGGTTTAGAAATCTAGATGACAGCACAAAAAAAATAATAATAATATTTACAGCTTTAGCAGCCGCACTTCCGCCTTTATTAATTCTAATTGGAAGTATGTCAAGCGGCATAGGTGTATTAATTTCTGTTGGCGGTTCATTAGTACCTATATTAGCAAAAGTTACTTCTGGCTTTAGAGTTTTAGGAGTTGCTCTCTTAACAAATCCTTTTGGTATTGCTGTGGCTGGTATTGTTGCTGTAACGGCGGCAGTTACTGAGTTAATGCATAGATTAGCACCAGCTGCTAGTAGATTAGAGACTTTAAAAAATATATTTTTATCATTAGGCAACCCTATTAAGTTTGCTACACTACAAGCTGAAAGTTTAGTTAAATCTCAAATGGAAGTTTCAAAGGAAACTCCAAAAACTAACAGCGCTTTAGAGGAATATGAAAAAATACTTAAAAAAGCCGCTGATGCTAATAAAAATTTAACTCAACAAACTGACGACGCTGTAACTGCTAGCAGAAAATTAGCTACAGCGGTTAGCGCAATAAGTTTAAGTACAAAAACTGGTGATTTAAATTATAGAACTGGTAAAATAGCTGAAGGTGATATAGCAAGAGGCGCTCAAGCGGTATCAGTTCCTTTAGATATACAAGTGCCAACTCCAGAAACAATAAACGAAAAATTAAAAGGCACGCTAGATAAATTAAAAACTACTACTAAAGAGACAGCTGAACAAATAAACCTAGATTTTAGTAATATGGCTATGGGAGTTGCTGATGCTTTAGGTAGTGCTATAGTATCTGGTGAAAATGTTTTTGCTAGTATTGGAGGTGTAATATTAAACTCTATAGCAGATATTTTATTTCAAATGGGTTCAGCGGCAGTAGCTGCATCAAATCTAGCCTCGACTTTTGCAATCCCCGGCATAGGATTAGCCGCTGGGCTTGCAGCTATTGGTTTAGGTGCTGCTATGAAAGCAGCTGCTAGTCAAATACAGAACGTACAAAAATTTGCTAAGGGTGGTATTGTTTCAGCTCCTACTCTAGGATTAATGGGCGAGTACTCTGGAGCTAAAAGCAATCCAGAAGTTATAGCGCCATTAGATAGGTTAAAAGGAATGATTGGGCAACGTGAGTCTAACGTAAATATAACTGGAGGGTTTAAATTAGAGGGTCAAGATTTAGTAGTGGCTTTGCAAAGAGCTAATAGAAACCGTTCAAGACTATAAATAATGAGTTACGGAGTAAAATTTAAACTGGATTTCGCTGATAATTTAGGAAATCCTAGAAGACTAGAAATTTTAAAAAAAAATTACTCTGGTACTGTTAATAGTTTAGTTGGAACAGCTAGCCCAGTAGTTATTAAATGGGACTCAGACGACGACATTTATACTCCTATAATTGGCTCAACTTGTGAGCTTAATTTATTTGTTACTGACGACACAAGCTACGATAATTGGTACGATGCAGATGAAAGGGAATATAAGGTTAGAATATCTACTGGAGACGTATCTGGTGGGCATATCTGGAATTTAACAGATGACACCTATGCAGCTGCTAATTTTGACTGGGACGAGGCTGGAGAGGATTTAGGTTTAGAGCCATACTGGGAAGGCTTTTTAATCATTGACAGATACTCAGAGGCTGTAACTACAAAACCTTTTCCTATAAAACTTATAGCCTCAGATGGACTTGGTACACTTTCTGGATTTGATGCGCCTTTTTCTAATATTAATGTAGATTCAAATGGAGACCCAACCTCTACGCAATCTAACTTTGATAACCTATTTTATTATTTAAGAAAAATACTAGAAAATACTGGGCTTGATTTTGATATTTACATAGCTAACAATATTAGAAGTTCTACTGGAGCTAATAACGAAACTTTATTCCACGATATAAGAGCTTATGAATTTGGTTTGTTAAAAGATAATTTTCAAAGGTACGACGCAAAGGAATTATTAGAACATATTTTAAAAGTTACTAACTCAAGAGTTTTTCAGTCAAATGGTCGCTGGTATATTATTAGTAATTCTAATATTATAGATAAAAGAATATTTACTTCAGCGCCAACTGTACAAGACTTAGAATTTACAGTTTATAAAAATACAACTGGTAACGAGTTTACCCTTATTGGAGTAGACCCACAAAATTTAAGTTTGACATTTTCCACAGTTGACGACGTTAGTAATGGAACTTCTAGTATTACAAACAACATTTTAAGTTATACACCTACAAATAACTTTACTGGTTTGGATTTCTTTACTTATAGAGCTAACAATGGGACAAACAACTCTAATACTGCAAGAGTAGATATTGAGGTTATAGAAGACTCTGAATATGTACCAGATAATCCAACAAGGTCTTTTTCATTTAGATATGTTTGGAGAGGTAATACTATACAGCAAGCCTTATCTAATTGTAGGGGATGGACTAATAATATTATTAGAACTCATCGAGCAGAGTTAGAAAACGCTTATCCTAACTCAAATGTTGACGACTTGCATATAGGTATTAGTGTTTCTAAAACTTCTTCAGCTGACGAAAAGACTGCTAGATGGCTTGGTATTGGCTCTAAACATACTGTTTTTGACTATTATCAATATTTAAGCGGTGCTGGTGGCTCAGTTACTAGAGGTATTCCTAATGAAGCTCTGATTTCTAGTAATGCTTATGTCTATGATTTAATAGATGGCATTTACGCTGTTAGATTAGTTGCGCCAATTTTAACAGATAATTCAATAAGCGCAAACGCTCAGAGAAATACTTATAATATTTCTAGAAAATATGACGTTAGTGAATTGCCAAGCGATTTTCAATTTAGCAGTTATTATATAGCTGTGTTTAAAGTTGTAAATTCAGAAATTGTAGAACGTTATTCATTTGCTATATAATATGGGAACAATAGCCACAGCATTAAATACTTTATTAACTACAACTGGAGAGGAATTAGTAGAATATAATGTTTATGATAAGGATGGAAATTTTGTAGATACACATTCAGAAAACGTATTGATAGAAGCTCCTAGTTTAATCAAACCTATAAACAACGATTTAACAGTAGAGTATTTAAGACCAGTAAAAAAAGTAGTAAGGGAAACTAAGCTAAAAAAACTTAATATAGTCAATAATGACCCAATGAGTAATTACGGCGGTTATAAAATGGACTTTAGTCATCCAGCTAGTAACCCAGTAACTAGAGCGCAAGTTGAAGAAAACTCTAAATCTTTGTCTGGTGATAAACTAATTAAAGGACTAACTACTTCTACATTTACTGGTAGTGGTGATTTAGATGCAAACGAAATAGCTGTTCAAAATGACCAACATATAGTTAGAGTTGGGAATAAATATCAAGTAGGTTTTAGTTATTATATAGAAAATACAGTTACTAATTTAAATGATTTAGATTATTATTTTATTGTGCAAGTTAGCGTTTCAGATTCTAGTTTAAATACTTATTTATATGATTTTGAAAATAATAAATTTGAAGACGTACAAGGCGCATCGAGAAGGCATTATAAATTTGTAAAAAATACTAATAAAGACGTTTGGAATAATTTTAAAGTAGAACTTAATGCTATTGAAGATGTTTCAGATGAAAATATAAGTATATTTTTTAGTATTAGACAGCTAACTTATAGAACAACTAACGCAGCAAACGGTCATACAGCATACTACATAGATAACTTTTTTATAGACCAAATCTGGGACGAGTCTACTAAATTTATTGTAGAGCGTAATTCAAGCGCCTCTACTACACTTACTGGAATACATAAAACAGAAGACTTATTATTATCAAATAGCTTAGGAGCTAGTTTGTTCGATGGCGGTTTTGATGGGCAATTTTATACTAAGAAAAATGGAGACACAACTTATTATAAACTAGACGAACTTATAACTCAAGAAATAATAAACGACTATAGAGAGTATGTAAAAAGATTTGAAGGCACTTTTTATAATGCTAACCCACAACCTATACCAGTAGCATTACATAATAAGCTATGGCTTAATTTTAGCGCTGGTGGAGAAAGTATTAGCGGTTATATAGACTCAATGAAGTATGACGTTAAAAGTAATGAGTATTCTATAGTAATGCACTTACCAAACCAAGACGACGACTTTGCTTCAACATTTAGCATAAAATACGAGTAAAACAAGTCTTTTTTTGTTTGCTTTTCCCCAAAGGTTTTTTAACTGGAGGGGATTTTTTTTTAAATTATTTTTTAAATTATTTTGTATAATTAAAACTTTTGTTTAAATTAGCGTCATAATTAACAACAAAAACTATTTAAAATGGAAAAAATTTTTAACACTAACGAGACTGGTTTAAATCACCCTTTAGTCATAAGAGCTATAAGTAATAAGCCAAAAAATATGCCTAAAGACGCTTTGATTTTTGTCAAAAAAACTTATCAAGCACTTTTAAGAAATAATGGTAATTGGCTTATGTTTTATATTCTCAAGGATAATAATAAACAACTTTCTATTCTATATCCTAATGGAAATATTTCTTATGGAGGCGAAACTAAATTATTACCAGCTATAAAATATGCTATAAAAAATGCCATTTATTACATTTAATAAAAACCAAAAAAAATGAAAACATTTACCAAAGTATTCAGCGCCCTATTTCTAATTTATATAACCTACCATTTAGCAATAGCATTAATTTAAATTTTATATATGACAAAAAACGTTAAAGAAATTTTTAACCAAGAACTCAAGCGCTTAAATCTAAAGCGTTATGAGGTGGCAAAAGAGTTGGGTATTACTTACCCAGCTCTAAAAGCTAAAGTAGACAATCCAGACAGATTGACTTTTAGAGAAATAAAGAAACTAGCAGAGCTAGGAATTAATTTACAACTTCAACTATATTATGACAACGGATTTATCCAAAAAGATGTTTAACGTCTTTTGCAAATTAGAGGCATATAGAAAGGATAAGAAAAACCCTTTTTACAATAGCAGCTATGCAGACGTTAATTTAATTATTAAAATGATTAAACCTATTCTAATATCTGAAAGGTTATATTTTACTCAGCCTATCAGTAAGAATAAAGTTTATACAATTATTCACGACGCAGATAGCGATGCTGAATATCCAGCAAAAGATGAAAGGGAAGGTATAGAAATACAATCTATAAAACCTCAAGAGCGAGGCTCTGAGATTACCTTTTACAGACGTTACGGCTTAGTTTCATTATTTGGGCTAGAAGCTGAAGACGACGACGCTAATCAAACAGTTAGCCGCAAATCTAATAACACAATTAAACCTATTAATAAACCTAATACTTTTGAATTATGAGTACATACGAACAAAAACCTAACTCCTTTAGTCTATTTAAAAACGAGCAAAAGACTGAAGACAAACAACCAGATTACTCTGGTACAATGACTGACGCTAGCGGTAAGCAGTTTAGAATATCCGCTTGGGTCAATGAGGCAAAGTCAACTGGCAAAAAATACCTTGGCGGTTTGATTTCTGAAATGCCTCCAGCTCAGACTAAACCAGTTACACCTCCCCAAGCTGATTTAGCTGATGACCTACCCTTTTAACATTTGATAACTGGCGGCTCTTTTAGGGTCGCCTTATTTTTTTAATTATGGCAAACGAAAATTTTATAATTGACGAAACAGAAGAAAACAGCTTAGAGTTTTTAGAGGCGTCTACTATGTTTTTAAGAGGCAAAGTACACGATTTACAAAAACAATTAAAGAAGGCTCAAGAAAATTTAGTAATAGCTGAGGCTGCTGCTAACTACAATAAGAAAAAGCTAGACAGCTGGAAAAATAAATATTATACTCTAATCAACCAAACTAATAAAGATGCAAAAAATATTTGACACTAATGCCGAGTATCATTCAAGCAACAGTATTTCAGCCTCTGGATTGAAAACTATATATAGCCAGTCTGTATATTATTTTTTAAATCAAAAGCCTTTTGAGAGCGACGCTATGAGATTTGGTACAGCGGTTCATACGTTACTTTATGAAGGGCGAAATGAATTTAAGCGCAATTACTATTTTATGCCTAAGCTAGATTTAAGGCTAAAGGCTAACAAGGCTATAAAAGCAGAACACCTAAAACTAGCTGGTGATAAAATTTTAATGGACTCTGAACAAGGCAGAGACCTCTTTAATATTTTAGCCAATTTTGAAGACAATAAAACAGCTATGCACTACGCTAATGGTATTGTAGAGCAGTCTCATTATTTAGATTTTGAAGGCATACCAGTTAGAGTTAGACCAGATTGCCATTCAGATACTTGGATTTCTGATATTAAAACTTCTAGAGACATAGGAATCAAGGCTTTTAGAAGTGAAATTAACTTTAGAAATTACGACCTACAAGCCGCCTTCTATTGCGACTGCTTAGGTTATGACCCTTTTAATTTTAGATTTATAGCTATAAGAAACCAGCACCCTTTCGATGTTGCTGTATATGCTTTAAATGAAGACCAAATAGAAAGGGGGCGTTTTAAATATAAGCACGCCCTAAGACAATGGAAACATTATCTAGACGGTAATGGAGTTCTAGGAATTTATAGCGACAATACTAACAATGATGGTTCTATAATATTATGATGAAGTTAAAACCCTTTCAGATTAAACGAGTTGTAGAGAGAGACTATGGAGTTAAGATTGGCGTTAAAAGTAGACTAAGGCATTTAGTCGAGGCTAGGCATATATATTGCCTAATAGCTAGAAAACATACCGAGTATTCACTAGCAAAAATAGGTAAAACTATAAACAGAGACCACGCTAGCGTCTTACATTCGGTTAGGCGAGCTAATGAATTTTTAATTTACGATAGAAAAGGTAGACCTATGAATCCAGATTTCTACGATAAATTTTATAATTTAGAAGATAAAATACTGAATTTGAGAGCAAATGGCTTTGAAAAATATTTAGGTCTAGAAGACAAATTACAAAATGCGGTTATGCAATATTTTAAAATGCAGCACCCTAACGAGTTTGTAATTCACGTTCCTAATGAGGGTAAGCGTACACCTTTTGAGCGTTTTAAATTTAAATACCTAGGCGGTAAGGCTGGCGTTCCAGATATACTATGCTTTTCGCCAAGGGGTGGTTATTGTGGTCTAGCTATAGAATTAAAAGTAGGATATAATAAACCAACTGAAAGCCAGACTGAGTGCCTAGAAAAATTAGAAGACTCAAATTGGAACGTACATTGGTGCAACTCCTTCGATAAAGCTAAAGAAATTATTGACGAATATTTTAAATACCGAATTGATTTAAATGTATAGCAACTATAAAAAAGTTTTTTATAATGAAGTAAACCAAAAAGTCTGGCGCACTAATACTACTGCTAACGAACAAGACGTTAACTATGAGTATATAGGTACTATGACCTCCGCTGAATATGACCTTTTAATAGAAACTTTGTTTGAACTTTACGAAGACGACGAAATTTCCTTAGAGGCTTTTTCTAGAATATTTGGCGACATTAGAACTTTTTGCGACCATATTAAAAAGCTAATAGAAAATTAATAAACTTATGAAACCAAACTATTACGCTATCTTACCAGCTGAGGTAAGGTACTCAGAAAACCTATCCCCTAACTCTAAACTTCTTTTTGCTGAAATAAGTGCGCTAACAAATAAGAGCGGTAAATGTTATGCTCAAAACTCATATTTTGCTGAGTTATATAATGTAGAAAAAGAGACTGTAAGTCGATGGATTTCACAACTAGAAAAATTTGGATTTATAAAAACCAAAGTTATAAGAAATGAAAATAAGCAAGTAGAACGTCGCTACATTTTCGTCAATACCTCCCTACAAAAAAATCAATACCCTATTGACAAAAAAGTCAAGGGTAATATATATACTAATAATAATAATATAAATAATAATAGTTCATACGCCTACAGCGAACAAGTTTTAAAGTCTTATGACTTTATTGTTGCATTATTTCCAGATAGAAATAAACCTAAAAACGAAAACCAAAAAAAGCAATGGCTTGACGTTATTAGATTGTGCAATAGTGAAGACAAAATAAATCCTAGACAACTTTACTATCTACTAGAGAAAGTTAGAAGTGATGAATTTTGGTCAGTTAATTTTTTGTCTTTGCTTAGTCTTAGAAAATCAGTTAATGGCGTTAGAAAGCTAGATAGGTTTCTACAAAAGTTTGCAGACGAAAATTTTAAAGCTATAACTAAATGATAAAATATAATAAAAGAATAAAGCAAGTTTTAGATTTTAGAGGGATGGGTAATAGTAAAATTCACCCAACAGATATAGATGCTGTTTTAGAATTTAATAATAAGTATTTAATCCTTTTTGAAATTAAATTAAAAGGAGTTGCCAACTCTGTAGGTCAAGACTTAGTACTAAAAAGAATTGCTGATTGTTGGGAAAAAACTAACGGCAATGCTTTTATTATTTATTGTGAACATAAAACTGACCCTAAAGAAATAGTTACAATGAAAAATACTACAGTAAAAAGGATTTACTCTGGAGGGGTCAATTATAAAAGAAATGAAAATTTAAAAGAATGTTTAGTTAAATTAGCCGACTATTATAAAATAACCAAATTAAAAACCTCTTTATGATACAAGACTTCTTAGCATTAGGAATAGAAGTAAAATCTAATGCAAACAACCAAAAACTTATTTGTCCAAAATGCTCTCACCAGAGACGTAATAAACAAGACCGCTGCCTATCTATTAATTTACAAGAGGGCTTATATAATTGCCATCATTGCGGTTGGGGTGGCAATGTAAAATTTAAACCAAAAAAAGAATATGTAAAGCCAGTTGTAGTTAAGTCTGAATTAGGAGACCGTACCCTAAGCTGGTTTAACAAAAGAGGTATTTCAGAGGCTACTGTAGTTAATTGGAAAATAACAGAAAGCCAAGAGTACTTTCCTCAAATACAAAAAAACCGAAAAGCAATAAACTTTAACTACTATAGAAATGGCGAACTCATAAATATAAAATATAGAGACGCTGAGAAAAACTTTAAACTTGTTTCTGGTGCTGAATTAATATTTTATGGACTAGACAATATCAAAGATAGTAGCAAAGTTTACATAGTAGAAGGCGAAATGGATGCTTTAAGTCTATATGAGGCTGGTATTTATTCAGTTGTTTCAGTACCTAATGGAGCGTCTAAAGGTAACCAGCGCTTAGATTATTTAGACAACTGCTATAAGTACTTTGAAGACAAAAAAGAAATTATTTTGTGTACTGATAATGACGACGCTGGACTAAGTTTAAGAAATGAATTAGCAAGACGTCTTGGAAAGTACCGCTGTAAGTATGTCGAATTTAGCGAATACAAAGACGCTAACGAGGTTTTAATTAAAAAAGGTGCTGAGACCTTACGGAGTATTTTAAAAGCCGTTAAAACGTTTCCTTTGGATGGAGTCATAAATATTAATGATATTTGGGAAAATGTTTTATTATTTAATGAAAAAGGAATTAAAAATTTCTCAATCGGTCTTAACGACTCTAATAATTATTTTAATGTTTC